GACTGTGGTCGAGAGGAGAGATACTCAGTAAGAAAAAGAAGGTATTAGTGGATGTGCTTACAGAATGAACTAAGAGGGGGGAGATGTGGTCTTTGTTCCCTCACTGTTCATTATAAAGGGGAAGATTGTCGATATAACGAAGTTATATTGATTGTCTTCCCCATACAGAGTTCGGGTCCACCCTTCCCTCCCCCTGTATACATGTGGGGTTAGCCGAAAACCCTTGCCCTATCTGGATTTTACCCAAGTTGGGGTTGATGTCTTATTTGTCTTCCCTCTAGCCTGTCTACGCTGGTCTAAAGAGAAGCCCAAGACAAGGTGATTGGTAGCTGCTTGAGGGTCATCCGAGAATGTTTCAAGCATGTCTTGCCAGTCCTCCTGCCTCCTCGCTTTAACAGCTTCATAGGCGGAGATAGACATAGCATCAGTGAAGTATTTAACACCTTGAGCTAGACTATCTAATCTGTCGTCGTGTTTAACGGCTCCCTTCTCCCGACACATGCGACTCATCTGGTAGAAGAGCATGTAGAGAAGGCGATCTTCTGGCGGAGCGTCCTTATTGGAGTTGTAGTCCCATTCAATAACCGACTTATCAACGATAAGCTTATGTTGATTGAGTATAGGCTCTAAGGCGTCAATAATCCTGTCTTCTTTACGGACATTAGCCCGCACCTCTTCTACGTCTATGGCTTGTTTGGTTTGTTGGAGATGTTTTTTGAACAGTTCTGCGACGATGCCGTCACCGAAGTTTGTTTCGATAAGGAGTTTAGTAACATTGTACCGCTTACACCCACGAAGGATGTCAAGAAGTGTATTGTCGCTATAACCGTCGCGATACGCTCGTACTTCGTGAACGTAGAGAAACCCATTCTTTTGACTTATGTATGTAGCTGCTGTTTCGTCGGTCCCTCTACCACTAGGGTCAACTGAACATATCGTTTCGGTGTAGGGTCCCCATTCACCCTGTAACTGCATAGGAGAATAAAAGTAGTCTCCTGGGAGTCCAACTGTTGGGAGCTCTTTAAGCATATTGCGAGGGTCAGAACACCAAACCACAGCATCTGGAGCTTGCGTCGGATTAACACTTGTTATCACCAGATCAGAGAACTTAAGTGGGAACTTCTCAGCATCACTCAAGGTGGTATCCAGCTGGAACTGCAACATGAAGTTGCTGCGACCCATGGCAGCTTCTCGCTCTAGTAGATCATCACTGGTAAAGCGATCAGGGTCAGTGGGTTCCCACTCCTCAACACCCATCTCAATGTCTTCGACAATCTGTGGTGCTAGGAGGCCTTCGTATTGACCGAGCTTTTCCTTACGTGGGTACCGTGATGGCCAGACAAATGGACGATAGTTACGTTCTGCTAGCTTTCTGTAGATGGTGAAGGTAGTCTGTGGAGTGCCAAGGTACATAATGCGGCTGTCCTTCTTGGGTGTCAGGATGGACTCCGCTTCTGTACAAAGCTGCAGGAGCTTCTCCCGCATCAGTTCTGTCATGGAGTTACCAGGAACCTCCACGTCATCCAGAATCATCAGGTCTGCACGGCTACCAGTTAGCTGACCTGTAATACCAACGGATTTAACGGATGGTGCTTGGTGTGGTGAGCAGTTCACATCAAAGGAGATACGACTCCATCTAGCTTCATCACTCTTAGGTCTAAGGTGAGCTAGCCATGGTGTCTCAATGATTAGCTTCTGAAGGAAGATAGACATGTTATCTGCACGTTCCTTAGAAGCAGAAATAATCATGATCTTCTTCTCTGCGTCATTGAAGAGTGTCCACAACACAAACGCTCCAGTAATCCAACTTTTACCGACTCCTCGGAAGGCTTGGATCTGTAGTCGTTTGGGACCGTGTTGTAGGTAATCAGCAATGGCGTACTGTGCTCGTGTCGGAGACGGCAGATCTAACTGTTGCCATAGTGCTTGAAGGAAAAGCTTGAAATCCCCCTTCAGAGCCTCTAGGATATTGTTCACGGTAGATTGTACTAAAGATGGATAAGAGAGGCCTTCCAGGGGCTTCTAGAGGCCTCTCATGGGTGTTTAATCGGCAAGCCTTACTCGACCTGCGTTATAGACGTTATGGACACGCTCAGATAGACCAAGTTTGCTGGTCGTGTTCCGTAATTGTTGCTGAGGGTCGCCTTTACGAATACGCATCTCTGCGTCGTAGGGCACGGACATCAGCCGTCCAAAGTTAAGAGCTGCATTCTTGGTAGGAGCAAATCCATAGCGAGAAGCATCGCTCTTGATGGGAGCTTGACCAGTGATGTAGTCAAGCTTGATGATCTTAAGTAGTTCCCGTATGTTTTCCGGGAGTGATTTCTTCCTTTCTGCCATTAGATTTCCCGATTACCGAAGACAGACTTAAGGGCGTTCTTGATTGGGTTGATTATGAAGTAGTTGGCCTCATTGACAACGTTAAGTGGCTTAGCAGCAGGCTTAGGCATCATCTGTCCCTGCTTTCTAGCAGCAGTAGCCGTAGCAGCACGAGCTTGAACACGTGCTTGTGTAGGTACATAAGTAGGGCGCGGAGCAGGCTGCCTAGCACTATCAATCAGAACGTTGGCACCATCTGCAACAGTAGAAAGTATTTCACCAGGGACAGCACCTACACCTGTGTAACCTAGTCCATCACCGACACTAGATGCATAGGCAAGACCAGCCTGTGTCCAATCAAGTGGATTACCAGACTGCCTGGCAGCTTGCGTTCTACCAACAGACTCAGCAGCACTAGCAGCAGAGCCGAATACAGAAGGTGCTGCGAGGCCAGCGATTGCTAGGGCCTTAAGGGCGTTACGGTCTGGGCCACCCCTAAGTGAATTTGGAATGCGAGCCCCTACGCTAGTCATAATGTCTACACCAGGCGTGAAATCAGTCTTAGTCAACGCTGGCGACTTATCATATGATTTGGTGATAGTAGTAGCATTAAGGCCCTTAGACTTTGCCTCGTCCCTTTGCGCCTTGTTATTAGAAGCTCCCCTCCAGATCAGAGGCCTACCCATAACCTGCTCAGCTTGCTGACGCATTTTGAGCTCAAATGGATGATTATACGCGCGTTCATTGAGAAGGATCTGCTCATCAAGTATAGGTTGAAGAGTTGTCCACGCTTGATTGGCAGTCGTCCCCTTAGGCAAAGGCGTGGTCTTAAACCGACCAGGATCTGGCGTCTTACCGTCTTTTCCTACGTGAGCGTAGTCTGATCCCCAATTGCGTCCACCAGTTGTATGGGCAGGTTTCGATAGAGGAATGAACCCCTCCGCTAGTGATCCAACTGTATAACCGTTATCCTTGGCTAGACCCCATAATCTGCGCACTTCATACTCATCCATATTCTGGACGAGGGCTTCAGTGGATGACACAGAGGCTGGGTGGTGTGCTTCTGTGCCAGGAATCGCTTGCGAGATAGAACGCTGGCCAGCTTCGGTCTTGGTGGTGTTACCCGTAATATCCTGCTGGCCCTTTATTCCGTGTTGGTAGTTAAGGAGATCGTTTTCAAATAAGTTAGACCCCTCAGAAACAAGGTCTCGCCTAGCACGTCTAATTAGGCTGCGTTTATTGGCAATGTATTCTAGAAGGTCGGGGCGGTTAATACCATCTTGCAGGAATGATTGCTCAATTTTGTTAAGCCTATCCTCTTCATAGAGTAGATCATTTCTAGCAATATGAAGTGCAGACTGGTAATCTTGTTCCCTGATGCGCAGCAGATCGGAAGCCCTATCGGGCTGTGGTTTTGGCATTTGACATAAAAAACCTCCCCTTTCGGGGAGGCTTGTGCTTATGTGGACAGGTCAGCTATCACCAACAACAGAAGATTGGCGATCCTTCTTCTTCTGTTCTTGATTCATATAGCGTTCAGCAATCATTGCCTCTCGACCTGTGGCACGACGGGGTGGCTTCCTGTATTTGACTTGCTCTCCCTTCTGAGCATCCTTATACTCTTGAAGATTGGCCTTAGAGATAGGCTTATCACGCATCGAAGAGCCGTCTACCTTTGTCTTAGTGGTGTAGCCACCAGATTGGAAGTTCCTCTCAGAACCCTTAATGCTCATAGCCTTGGAGGCCATCTCAGCCTTTGTATCTTTACCTTGACGCTCTTCAGAACGGCGACGCATTGCACGCAGCTCTTCCAGATCATCCTTAAGTGATTTACGACGATCAGCCATAGTTATTTAATATGCGAAAGAATGAGTTGTTCTCTTGGTGTAATACCAAATGTGGCTCTCATCCATTGGAGCCAGTTGTTACTTCCTTTATCCTGATTACACTTCCAACAGCTGGGTACAAGGTTTGATGTAAGGTCTTCGCCACCAAGACACTTAGGGCGAACGTGATCCAGAGTAAGTTCGTGTAAGTCATAAGTTTCTCCACAATAAACACATTGACAGTTGAAGTGCTCTTTAATAGCGCGTCTCCACATACGCTTTGCTTCAGGGCTTGTCATTGTTATTAGGTTGTATAGGTAGTGATCAGGACTGGGAAGTAACGGGGTCATGCTTTACTTCGGTTTCGAGCTCTGTTTTTAGAAGCCTTCTCCATGAAGGTTGACCCATCCTTTTTATGGCTGACATCTTTACCGTCACCATTACCGTAGGTACCAGCTTTACGGTTGATCTTGTTAAGCTCAGACCGCTTCTTAATTTGCATGGACTTACGGTTATATTTCTTCTGATAAGCAAGACGCTTTTCTCTTGCTTCAGGGTTATCCTTGTAATACTTAGCTGTACGACTTTCCATACAACCTCTTTTGCACAAGTTCTGGATCTACTTTGGGAAGTACAGTGGCAAGCTTATCGAGTGGATTACCGTCATAAGCCACACCACTAATGTCATTCTTAGCCAGCCAGTCACAGGCAGCTTTAAGGTCTGCGGTACTGGCCTCACCTGATTTAATACGGTTGAGCAACTCCTGAGTAACCATGTTATGGAGTTCATTAAACATGTCCTCAGTTGCCTTATTCTTAGCCATTTCTAAGGACGATCTGATCTAATTTGTTTTCGATGCGGATCATGTGATCCTCCATCTTCTGAAGAGCAGTAGAAAGCTCTTGCTTTTGAACGTAGTTCTCAGCTACGCGAAGTTCTATTTTGTCTACGCGACTATCGACTTCACTAATCTTGGTATGAAGGCGATTATGAACAGAGACAATGGCGGTAAAGAGAGCGATACCTGCTGCGACACCTGCTTCAATCATTTTCGGACATCAATCGAATTAGTTTCTCGGGGTAGGCTGGGTCGGTTGCATAACCTTCGCGTTGTAGAAGGCGTGCGCAGTCTTCCCGAGACACAGCTCGGTTGACGCCTTTGTAGTTTTTATAGTCTCTATACCAACGATCTACAAGATATGAGACACAGGTTTGGAGATCTGGGAAGTCAATGAACCCTGCACGGATGGTGATCCATTTACCGTTGATGAACTCTTTGGTTTCACGCTCAGTACCTGAACCCTTCAAGCCGAATGCGTTCCATTTACCAGAGAAATGCTTCCCAAATCCGCTCTCTAATGCCCATTGAGCGGCGACAACTTCTGGATACTTAGCTCCAGCATCCTTTGCAGCAGCTTTCACTCCCGCCCAGGTGTTGTCATAGGTAGTTATGGGTCGCGTCTGTTGGGTAGAGCGGAATGTCATAAACCAGCCAGTTCCAGAACCCTCTACTTCCCAACGCTTAAGCCAGTTACGCCAAGAGTACTTAACGCTCTTACCACCACGACCAACAGTGATATAACCACCGTTGACGTTATCCATCTCACCATATGGATCGTGGAAGATACCGTGCTCTCCGTCATCACCAATCAAAAGCATCCAATGACCGCCACCAACAGGTTTGGAGACATGGCCTTTGTGGAGGATGCCAACAGCTACTGGATAGCCAGCTTTGAGTTCATTGAGGAGTGTTTGCTTAGTTCCTTTCTGGTAAAAAGAAGCGAAAACACCGTACTGCTGACAGGCTTTGATTTGACTGGTTGATTGTGTTGTATCACCGTATTTGAGAACAGTTCTCAAGTAATCATCATCTGCATTACTACCGAGCAGCGCATCAGGACGGAGATACTTGATGGCCATAGCGCATGTAGAGCTAAAGCACATCCGATCTCCGTGACCTGTTGCACTGTCTGTTTGGGGGTAGTACTGCTTAACGTCGAGCAGTACCATGATGTTTACTTAAAGGTATCCTTAATGCGTTGAATCTGGTCGTCTTCCTTACGCAGCGGCTTCAAAGCGTTGATGCCACTAAGGATGAGTTGTACAACACCGTTGTCCTTCAGCTTAGAAGCGCCAATGACTTCGGAGCCAAGAAACAGTGCAAGAAAAGCAAGTGCCTCATAGGACACTTTGATGCCAAGAATAGTGATCATTGTGTGACCTCATCGGGAGGAGTGGGTTCGGGTTCGGGAATAGTTTCAGGTTCAGGTGCAACAAAGACATCTGTAACGGAGTCATATGTATCACCAATGCCTGCGTACTTGCCCCGGAAGTTTCCGTTGTAGCTGGTCTGCACCCAGTTGGTGTGAGAGCCAAAGAGTGATTGACAAAAGCCAATGCCAACCTGTTCAGACTCAACACCGTTGTCGTCAAGGCAATCAGGGTTGCCTACAACAATGACACGCAGCACCTTATTGTCTGCGTTAAGTTCAGCGAAGTGTGCCATATTGATTAGAGCTTGAAGGAGCCAGAGCCGGTAAATTGATAAACGCGAAACCCGGAGCGTGTCGGAGTGGTATATGTTCCAGTTATAGAGGATGGAGCATCATATGAATCTGGATACACAATAATAACAATGCCAGAACCACCATTTCCAGGACCAACACCGTAAGAAGAAGACATTCCTCCATTGCCACCATTGCCAGTGTTGGCGGTGGCATTCGTTGGGACAAGTGGATAGTCCTGCCTGCTACTTGTTCCACCACCTGCGTAGTACACAGAACTGCCTGTAATTAAGGACTCACGTCCAGAACCACCATAGTTAGTCCAGCTATTGTCTGCAGAAGAGCCGGCACCGCCGGCACCACCACCTCCCCCACCTCGTCTGGAGTATGCATCTGCACTGGTTGTTCCGTTTCCACCTGCATATGAGTATGAAGTGATCGTTTGCTCAAGCAATGGTGCCACAACGGTGGTTGAGTTGGTAATGATTGAGCTAGTTGTCCCACCAGCCCCAACCGTACCGGGACTACCACCGCCTCCTGTTCCTCCGCCTCCAGATCCTCCAGCTGAGCCACCAGCGGAACCATTAGTGCCTGCAGTGCCAGCCCCATACCCGCCACCTTCAGCTGTCAGAAAGAAGGAACCCGAGTTGATGCTTGAGGAATTGCCACCGCCAGCACCTACTGTAATAACGTAGGTAGTTCCACTCTGTAGAGAAAATTTGAGGTAACGAAAGCGACCTCCACCTCCTCCGCCGGCAAGACCACCGTTGCAGACACCACTATTACCACCACCACCAACAACCAGTATTTCGGCGGGGAAAAGAAAAGCTCCACCACCGCCACCAAAGAATTGACTAAGGGTAGACATCAGATTACCCTCCAGCCACGAGTGGCATCAACGTAGTAAAGAGTGACAGAGACATTTGCCTTATCAATCGTCATATCTTCAGCAAGGGACATAATGTTTGAGTCGTTTCGAGCAATAACAGTGTTCGTAATGGTGCCACCAACCGTAATGGTGACTTCAAAACCAGCAGTTGGAGATGCCGGAAGAGTAATGGTTAGACCAGATGCCGTTACAGTGCAACGCTCTCTGTTGGCGAGGGTCTTGTTGATAGCCGTAGTTGATACGGTATATTGAGAAAGGTAGGTTGAAGCAGCAGAGACGCTTGTCAAATAGCTGCTCATCCCAGATTGCGTCTGGTATGTACTAGCGGCGTTGGAAGTCGTCAGGTAAGACGTCATACCAGCTTGCGTCTGGTAGGTTGAAGCTGCTGTAGTTGCATCAAGCTTGGCGCTATCAAGACCGAGGATGTCAGATTGTGCTGTAGCTAGATCTGACTGAAGAGTGGTAATATCTGATTGAGCTGTACCTACATCAGATTGCAACGTAGTGATATCGCCTTGAGCGTTGCCAAGATCTGTCTGGAGAGTACCAATATCTGTTTGTGCAGTACCTAAGTCAGTCTGGAGCGTCCCAACATCTGTCTGAAGGGTACTTACATCACCCTGAAGAGTAACGATAGAGTCACCATACCGATTCTCAGGATCATTGGGGAAGTACTGAATCCAGGTCCAAGTGGAACCGGCAGTACTGTAAACGAGTCGAACACTAAGGCCAGAATCTCCGACAAATCCGACAGGTAGCCCTGTAAGAGGGCTGAACGATTCAATACCAGTGGAATTAACCACCTCGACTGCATCATTGTTAGCAGGAGAGGCTGGGATTGCAGCAACGTTAGCTACAAGGTCATACAGGATGGCAGAGGCCACAGCAGCCGCTGCAGCATTTGCTGTATTCAAGGCTGTATTAGCCGTGGCAACAGCACTACCAGCAGTAGTTGTTGCAGTGTTAGCAGTAGTAACTGCATTACCAGCAGTCACAGTTGCAGCATTAGCTGTTGTAACAGCGTTAGTAGCAGCCGTTGACGCAGCGTTTGCAGTAGAGACAGCACCATTTGCCGTGGTAACAGCATTACTAGCAGTCGTATTGGCAGCGTTGGCCGTACTAACAGCACTGTTGGCAGTAGAAACTGCACTGTTGGCTGTGCTAATAGCAGTAGCCGCATCGGCAGCAGCACTGTTGGCAGTAGAAACAGCTGCAGAGGCATTCGTTGATGCAGTGTTCGCTGTAGAAACAGCGGCACTTGCATTACTACTTGCTGTGTTGGCCGTACTTACAGCAGAGCTTGCGTTAGATGCAGCAGTGTTAGCTGTAGCCGTAGCAGCGTTAGCCGTACTAACAGCTGAGTTAGCCGTAGCTGTAGCAGCATTAGCGGTAGCAACAGCACCATCTGCTGTAACAATAGCCTCAACTGAATAGTTGATGGCTTCTTGTGTGACGTAAAGGTTTTGAGTGAAGTTGTCGTTTAGATCAGACGAACGGATTGCTGAACCTGGATAGAAGGTAGCAGAAAGCTGGCTATCGTCAGTATCCCTATAAATCCGAATAGCAACACCATTAGCAGGAGCAGTGTTGAATTGGATTGTCGTAGCGTTGGCTAAGGTGTATGCAGTTGTAGCTAGACCGTCAAGGGAGACCTTGATATCAGTCTCTTCAAGATATGGAAAGGTAAAAGAAAAGAGAACGGATGAACCGTTCCCTGTATAAGTATTCTGTGTAACAGCCATTGTACTACCTGTACATTTGAGTTGTTAGAACTTCAATCTGTTGCTTACGGCGATCAGCAGCCCTAGCAGCGTCATCAACCCGACCTTGCTTCATATAGTTCTTGGTACGAATGGCCTCTTGAATTCCATTCCAGATAGCAGGGTTGTCGTCTTGAAGACGTTGCTCAGCAATCTTTTGTGCGTCAGTTAGGATCTGATTCAGAACGGTATAGGCTTCAAGTTGAGCAACCTCAATCTCTTCAGAACTACGACCTTGAACCCGCATCGCACGGACACGATCTAGCTGGTCATTGTATTTTTTGTTCTTACTTAGCTTCTCATACTGCTTCCAGATCTGCTGCTCACCAATGTATCGGTAGAGCACTTCTCGTTCGGCAGGGGTGTACTCATGGTTGCCAGTAGAATCCATGCGAATCATTTGCATACCATCCCAGCCAGTATTGATGAGCCACTGACGCCAAGGTTCAGTGCCCTCGCCAACCTTGACAGGATTCACCGCATTAACGATACGCAGGAATGGATTTTCGATATCATTCAGTGGTTGTCCAGTGAAGATATCAATACGCTCGGGGAGTGAACTAGAAAGACCAGGAAGGCGATTCTTCACATAGCCGATCATGTCATTGTAGATATCCTTTTGAGAGCTAGTGATAGCATTAGAAGCCACACCAAGAGCTCCAGACCATGGAATATACGAACGGACTTCATTAGCTAAAAGACGCTGAATAGCAGTCTCATCCTGATTAAGGATCGCAACAAGTGGCTCAAGTCCGGCCATAAAAGTCTTATTAACAAACGTAGCCGCAAACGTCCAACCAAGCTTAGTGGTGTAGTCCTCCATCATTGGAGAGCCGATATCTGTAGCGTAGTAGGCCAGATCGCCAATAAGAGTGAGAACTGTATCGAGAGGCTCAAGGCCTGCATAGCTTACCCACTTGCCACCAATGTTAATTGTCTTCTGCTCCCAACCAAAGTTATCGCGGAGCTTCTTGCGCTCACTGGGGTTGACAGGACCATTACCCCGAATGTTACCACCAATAGCATAGTTAAATAGGCCACCAGCAAGTAGTGAACCAAAGGCAACACGACCACGGTATTCAGCTTCGAGACCCTTGAAGACTGCCATCGCATTAGGAGTGGCATCATAAATAATACCGTGCTCCTCCAATGCCTCCTTAATCAGATCAAGGTCATTACCTGCCCACAGAACTTTAGAGTAGCGACTAGAGCCAGGTAGCATGGCAAGAGGCGTATAGGAAGCAGCAAGTTTTGCTGCATTAACGCCTGTCTTGGGAAACATGAACAAGGTCTTTAGCGGTGGGATCTGGCTAGTGATCATGCTGAGCTTACTAGCCATCTCGTCATCAAGATTCAGTGCAATCTCACCTGATGCGTATTTAACAAAGGAATCTTTGACATTACCAGCACTGTCAAACATCTCACCATAAGCAAGTTTTTCTGCCTTGGCAAGTTGTTCTTGAAGTTGCTCACCCTTATAACCCATACCAATGACTTCCTCATAGGCCTGGAAGCGAGCGTGTTGGATAGCGATAGTGGTCTGGGCATAAGCATCATTACCAATCATCATGTTGGTACCGTACTTAAGCCACCGCCAGTTACCCAAGTCGTACATGAAACGGGCAGCACGGTATTGCATTAACTTGCCCCAATCACCATTCTTCTCCCAGACCTTCTCCATACCTTCTAGGGTATCCCAGATAGTAGGGTTGTAATCGAGTACCAAGTCTTCACGAGCAAGGTCCTTGAAATCCATAACAGCATCATCTCCCCACTTACCGTTATTCCACAAGCCCTTGTAAGACTGCCAGGCATCAGCTAATGCACGCTGATTGGTACCATTCATTGCAGACCATACGTGGATAGACCTACGGAAATCTTGAGGTGTATTCTTGCCCATTAACATGCCAAGACCAGTACCTAAGGCAGTATTAATGCCACGCAAGTTCAGCAGTAGTTGAGAACCAGTAATTGCTTTCAGTGCAGAAAGACCAGAAAGCATATTGCCGTAACGGATAGCAAATGCTCCTTGAGCAAAAGCATTAAGTCCACCATCAACACCCTTAAGAAGACCCACAGGACTGACCTGTTGAGCGGTCCACTTAAGTAGCTTGTCGTAGGTATCTACATCTCCACCGCTAGCAGCAAAGGCATCAATCAAAACCTGTGCAGCATCAGGACGCTCTTTGGCAATAGTGGAAATCATGTTGCGGTAGTTTTGGGCCTGAGCGTGCTTTTCCTGCACCTTTACATCGAACTG